AGCGGATATACCACCCATATTTATACTCCCTTAGTCTTTACCAAAAGACTCGATTATCAATTACTTGTTTAAGTAATGTTTGTTGACGTATCTCTTGTACGTCTTTTACCTGTTCAGGTAACTCTAACCATGATACCATACAACTGTCCCTCATGCAACTATTAATTTTATCAATTGCTATTTGCCCCGCCTCATCATTATCTAAGCATAACACAATTTCTTCAGGGTGTAATGCTTTTAGCCTATTTTGTTGTGCGTATGAGAAAGAAGCTCCTAATAAAGCGATGCTTGTGTAACCATTTTGGGTTAGCCACATCGTATCTAATGCTCCTTCTGTAATACATATAGTCTGCGTGGATTGTATTTTATGCTCCCCGAATAAAAGTTGGGACTTTCGTAAGCCTTTAGAGTACAAATATTTAGGGAGAGCATCAATCCGTCGCTCCATCCACCCCACTAATCGTTGTTTAGCATCATAAACAGGAATAATCAAATCCCCGTAATCATTCATTCCGCAATCCCAAGCCTTAAGGGTTTCACGAGAAAACCCCCTGTCGAAAATCCATTCAGGAACCATTCGACGTTTGCCCGGATATTCAACTTCACTAAGTTCTTTTGGAAGGTTATCCATCCAGTCTATTGGGAATTCATCTTCAAAGAAATCAAAGTCAAATTCAACCGCACTGTTAGCTATATTTTGTTGTACCTTCTGTATATCTTGCCCTGTAAACTTAGATAGAAAAGATACTAGCGAGCCTTGCCCACACCCCGCAAAACATATCCATTTACCTAATGCTACATTGATTGAGCAAGAGGGTAATTCATCTATATGAAACGGGCAAGAAATATTAAATTGGTCACGTTCTAAAGGAACATCTATTCCTGCATCCAGTAATAAATTTGACCAATTAACCACTAACTCGTTTTACCTTTGAGGCACGTAGGAACAATACGATATCACTACTGTATCCATTCTCATCTACCACTCTACCACGCTTTATATCCCCAATGGTAATGTCTACCTTCGGCTTACCCGGCCCTTTAGACGTACCTTGTTTTACAATAATACTATCTGAATTTTTAAACATGTCAAATAATCCCATTATCATTACTCCTTATTAAAAGTCATCGTCATCGTCGATAAGCTCAAACTCATCATCTTCATAAATAATACCACGATCTACGTCCCAATGCAAGTAGTATTCCTCAGCAGGTAAAACCCCATCACGATACTTTTGAATTTGCATCATACGAATATTATCATGATCTTCAATTAAACACATTGCCATTGCTACATCAGCAGCCCGTATGAGAGCGTCCCCAAAAGCTACTTGGTCGGCTCTGGGAGGCTCAAACATGTTAGCTGCCTCTCGTGTAGCTTGGGTAGAAACCCAAATAGCTGTGTTTGTTGCAAGACATAGATTTTTCATACCGTAAAAGAGGGCATGAGATTGTTCCTACATCGCCTTTTTACCATCCCCTGATGAAATTAGATAGATTCCATCTAGAACTACAAAGTCTGGTTTGTGTTTACGTATCAACCTAGCAATATGCTCTAGCGAAATCGTAGACTCCCCTTCAATGTGGTCACAAACCAATAATGACCTGCCATCTAACTCCTTCAAGAAGTTCTTATACGCAGTTTCATCAATCGGGTCACCATTTCGTAAGGCTTGATGGGAGAACTTATAACCCATTTTATTAGCTAATACCACATCCGCCCTAAGACTAATAGCCGCAACAGGCATTTCTGTAGAGACTAACAATGTTTTATACCCATTCATAACAGCGGTAGCGGCAGCTTCTACGCACATCCACGTTTTACCTACGGTAGGTCGAGCAAACATAGCAATCAACTCTCCGGGCATCCATCCCACACCTGTATTATTGAATGATTTAAAAGGGGTATTAATCCCCATAATACCATCGCCCATTTGTCTTTTCTTAGTCCGCTCTCGCCACGCTTCTAACCGATCAGAAGTTCCATCATTATATATTGATACATCTTCATCTGTTTCAACTTCCACATCACTTAAGTTAGTCATAATAGAAGCAAGGGCTTTCGTAGGATTTTCTTTTAAAAGTTCCTTTTGGGACTGGATAGACCCCACAATCTTACGATAAACTACCTGATCTTTAAATTGGTCTACCGCATAATCAAAATTAAGCATTTGTGCGGAATCATCTAACGCAGGATAATTTTCTGAGAGTGTCGCCGTAGAGGGGGTTTCCTTATATTGATCTACATAATCAATAATAAAAGATAAGACCTCCCCATGCTTCGCAAAATCTTTTCCGGTGTACCGAAAATTTTTAAAGTTCATAGGGTCTGTCAGATTAAACAGAACCCCAGACTCAATATATTCAAAACTTTGCATTGCTACCTCGCTATATATATTACTCGTGGGCCGCTACCATGAATATAGCATACCACACCATCTACTGCTTTGTCATCCGCAACCTTCTTCGCTTCTGGGAAAGAGGTGAAAGTTCCTTCTATCCATACCTCTTGATTATAACTAAAGCCAATTCTAGCAATAGATATCACCCGATACTGTCCTTCAGGAGCAGTTCGTCCGGTTAAGTCGTTAACTAACAACTGTTCCCTTGATGATCTAGTAGATTTAGAAAACCCACCTTTTCTATTAGCTCTCTTTGGCATTTGACCACTCCCTTAGTTTGGTCTCCATCTTTTTCTTCGTCTGTTCCGACGAAGCTGTAGGGAACCACTTAGAATTTAATACTAAATATTTTCTCCAATAAGCTTTAATTTTATCTGTACCATAAACCATAATCTTATAATACATTTCTGCATCTTGTTCTGGTAAATAGTAACCAAATTCAAAACCTTTAAGGATATATTTTATAGATACTGTATCAGAATTTCTTCTAATACCGTTATAAAAGCCTGATAAAACAGAAAATAAACCATATTTTCCTATGGCTTGCTTAATCAACTTTAGATCGTATCCTATAAAATTATTATTTAAATAGTCTTTATGGTGTTTTTTTGAATAAAGCCAAAGAAAAGCTTCTCGAACATCATTCGAGTTATACTCATTTAAAGATTTACCGTTCCGTTTAACCATAATAAAACTCTTTGCTCAGTACGTCCACCTAATTTTTGTTTAATTCGGCTCCTAACTTTATAGGCCGACTCTTGTAGTGTAGCAGAAATCTCATCCATTGTTAAATTTTCCATACGTAACATAATAAATGATCTCTCAGAATTTGAAAGAGTTAACCTATTTAACATAGATTTTATCATAAGCTCTGTATCCATGTCAATAGTTACAGCTATCGCTTTCTGTGCGGAATTCGTAGAATGTCTCCAATCATCCATTTCCCATAAGCGTAAAATAGCATCTAAACTTTGTGGTTGGGGACGACGTTGGGCTTTAGTAATAAGTGTTCTAATAGTATTAACCATGGTAGTGTGAAGATAAGTATGGAAGGAAACCTTCCGTTCTGGATCAAACCCTTTAGCCGCTTTCAATATTGCAATGCGTAGTTCTTGTGCTATGTCCTCTCTCTCCATCCCACGGATAGAAGTAGTCTGTAGCATCCGATTTATTTTTGGTTCCCATTGCGTAATTAAAGCGTTATTGATCTCCATACACCATCCTCTTCATAGTTTTAGGGCCTCTTATGATTATATCACACTATGTCAGGAGAGTCAATTTCACGTTGCTTAAGCTGTTTATTTAACATTAAATCATATGTGCTGTCATCTCTTTGCCCTTTACGGCGACATTCAACACTACAATAGATATATTTATTACTACGAGCTATGAAAGTCATTAGTTCTGAGCGTTTTCTTCTAAAAGAAGTCCGACAAAATTTACATGTGACTAATACTCTAAAATATTCATACCGACATTCATCATGAATGTGATGTACTCTAGCCGAATGGGATTCAGATTTAGGTACATCTTCTCCACATGCCTGACAAATTACTCGTTTAGGGAGGTGCTTTTTATTTATTAGAACACTTTTAGTTGGTAATTCTGCTTTTATTAGAACTCTATGAACATAGGCAGGGTCTACCCCCACTCGTTCCGCAATTTTTGTCAGACGGAGTATAGGGTTTTCTGTACGCAGACGAACTATTTGCTCACGCTTAGAAGTCATCTAAATTTTTATTCTAGATTAGGGTTAAAATCTTTCACCACAACTGGAGTATAGTTCTCTGGTAGATTAGGATCAAAGTTTTCAACCGTAGCTGGTTCAACGTCGGGATTTATAGTAGGATTAAAGTCTACCAATTAGTTTTTCTCCTTTAATATTTTAACTTCTTCTCTAAGTTTTTTCAATTCTTCTAACATAAGAACTGAAAGTTGTTTATATTTTACTGCTTCGGGTCTGTTTTTATCATCATAAATAGTTAGTTCGGGCAATATTTCATGCACCTCTTCTGCTATATATCCGAAATCTGATACTCCATTACTTTTCCAGTCGAACGAAACCGGACGTAAATCATAAATATTCTCTGTATTTATATCTAAGTCTGCTATATTATCTTTATAGCGTCTAGAAGAGCTTACTTTAGTAACTTGTCCGGTACTAGCATCTATATTCATCTCAATAGAAGCAGCCACATTCACAGCTAGGTACAGTCCGCCAGTCGTGACAATGGCTATTGCGGCACCACCTGCTGCAAAACCAATTTGATCATCAGCGTACTGATACATTCCAGTATTGGGGTCGCTCGTAAAAGAAAAAGTCGGGGCTAAAACAGTACCATCACCTGACATAACTCTACCTGATGGAGATAAAATCTTCTCAGGTCTAGCTTTTATTTTTGGGTTCTCCCCACCTGTCAAATTTATTCCGCTACAGACTTCATAGACCGCTTCAGCGGGGGAGGTGGATGCAGCCATT